TTTTCTAATTTAGTTTATAAAAAAAGGTTGATAATTAAAATATATTTTAATAACTCGCTGAAATACAGATGCAAAAAAAACATGGCCAAAGATTGATTTAAAATATATTTTATTTTTGTGTTTGTTTTTTCAGCGTTATGTTTTATATTTGCCATATAAAATTAAAATAATGAGTATTTTACTAATTAGAGAAAAGGCCAAAGAAAAAGGGGTTAAAATATCAGATATTGCCACCGCGGCAGAATGTAGCCCACAAATGATGAATAACTACCTAAACGAAACCCACGGAATCCCTTTTGATAAGCTTCAAAAGATTGCTGAATTTTTAAATATTAACATCTTTGAGCTTATAGATGTTCCAGATGGTTACGACCATATTTACACAGGAAAAGGCGAATGGTTAGGAATCAGAAAAAAATAAACTATGAAAATAGCAGAAATAAAAATGCCAAAATTCCTCTTGGCAGAAGAGCCACAGGATAGAGTGTTTCAATACATCTATTCTCCACATTATTTGTCTTTGGTACTGATTATTCCAGAGGATGCGGCCACGGTAACGCTTAACAAGAGCAACTTGAAGAAACCACGTAAGACCTACCATTATGGAAATGAGGTGTTTGAATTGGTTTTAGTTCAAAACAATGTGGAGGCCACAGGAGGCGCTATGTCTCCTGTAATATCTGAGACTGAGTTCTTGGATGAAGCGTGGAAATGGTATGCTGATTATCTAAGATGGGAAGATAATAACATAGACAACGAAACCAAGGTCTAATCTGAATTGAATAATTTAAACTAAATAAAAAATCCCCCAAATAGGGGGATTATATTTTAGGATATTTTAATAACCTTCAGCTTGTCTATTTTAAAAACATCATCTATTATGTCTTTTGGAAGGGCAAAATACTCTTCAAAATCCTTGTCCTTATATCCCAATTCCTCTTTAAATAAAGAATATGCCGTTTTTATTGATTTAGGAGCATCAATAGAAACACTCTCTTTCTCCATTTTTCTTTCTCCATTTCTGCTTAATTCTGTTCTAAAATAAATTGCTCTTTGTTTGTCTATACAATTCAGGTATTCCGCTCTTACAATAATTGATGCTTTGGAGGTAAGCCAATATTTTTTTAATATTGCTAAATCTCCTATTCTCATGCCATATAGTGAATTTTTTATATGCTTTTCAGGCATAAGAAATTGACTTGCAAACCTATTAGCCTCCCTTTCCTTGTTTCTGTCTTCCGAAATAGGAAATTCATTTTCATTATGCATAACCAAATGTCCCAATTCGTGCGCTAATGTAAATCGTTTTCTGTCATTAGACATGTTCTTATTGATAATAATAATAGGATAACCTTTTTTAGTAAAAAAAGAAATTCCATCAAAACCCTCTAATGCTTCTATTTCATAAACGATTATTCCTACATTTTCAAGGGCAGATATAATATCCTTTATAGGCTCATCTTCAGCTATTCCCATCGTTCTTCTGGTGTAATCTGCTATATAATCAGTAGAAAAACCATCATCTACATTTAAAGATTTTACTTTATAGTCTACCCACTCCACAGAATCAGACATCTCATCAACTATATATCCTATTATCTGACATTGTTTTTCAAATCTTGATATATCTTTTTTACTTATTCCTGCTTTTTTTCTATAATTGTTATTGTCAAACGAAATATTGGTTTTTCTCTTATAAAAATCTTTAGGAAACCCTAAAAATTTAACAATCCTATTTTGAACATCATCGGACAAAATATCCAGCCCTTTCTCAAACTTGGAAAGGTTAGATTGTGACAGTCCGACAATATTTTTTGCTAATTCTGATTGTGTCAGCCCTCTATATTCTCGTGCGAACACAAGTTGTCTGTTGTCCATAATGTTTTAAATTAAAAAAAAGGAGTTTCCAAGAATAACATAGTTAAACAATTAAGCTTGTTTTTTCTTCAAGCCGCTCTTTAATTTTGGAGTATTTACCTCTTTAGCAGATTTTTCTGCTTTCAGAATTGGTTTTATTACTCCTACATCATTTTGGTTTATACTAAACTTTATCTCTCCATCATCAATGTAAATCAATTGAGGATTGACAAAGTTGCCAAATTTATCCCTTTGATAGCCAAAATATAAAATAGGTTCTTCATTATAGTCCGAATCAGCATACAAATCTAAAACCTGATTTTGACTAAGGATAGACTGAACATTATGTGTTTTAATGTTCATTGGATACCCTTTTTTATCTAATTTCTTAAACAAAATAATATATCCATTCTTTCTAAAAACAATCCTTTTATGTTTACCAAAAAAAGTATTGTTTCCAAACTCTTTTTGCAATTCAGCCATAAAGGATGTTTGCATGATTGTAGCCTCAAAACCTCTCGCCCTTGATTCTGGCGGATATGAATTGATACTTTTATTTGCCCTGTTCAACGCTGTATTAAAAACACCAAACATTCGTGGCAAATCTTTTTTTAAATCTAATTTACAAGCATCAAGCGTTGCTAACGCCCTTTTTCCTTGTATCCTTCGCAAAGAATTCGTATCTTTGCCTATCAAAAATAATCTACTCATAAGCAATCGAATTTTAAATTATTCTTGAAAACTCCTAATTCTCTGTAGAGGCAGAGAATTTTTTATAACTGCAAATATATAAAAAATATAACATATTGTATATAATTTTTTCAATAATTTGTATTATTTTCTCTTATTGAAAAAAACGATTTTTTCCAAATCAAAAATAACATGAAAAAAAACAGCGAGAATTTACCACATTCTCGCTATTTTTGTTATTTAGTCCTTTTCAGTTCCCTTTTGAGATACCAAATGGCTTTTCCCAAGTCTTCCCTAAACTTTGCTGGGTCTTTCTTTCCTGCTCGGCTGATGTATTTCACAGCGTTTCCGAGGTGGAAGTTTAGGTTTTGGTCTTCTATAAAATCTATTACTTCAATCTTCCCAGTATTGTAGTGAGAAGGATTTTCTACTTGATTGTTACTCATACAAATTATTTTTTATAGGGATATTCAAACATAAGTTTATACAAAAAGTAAAGCATTAAAATACAGATATTAAAAACAGAAAACATAAGTGAAAAGCTTTCTCTACTGTCTGAAATCCAATTCTTAATATTGAAAGATAAATTATAAATTGAAAAACTTATATAAATTATTATATTTACAATTATACAAGATATTATTGCTGCTTTCATAATATTATTTTTCTATTTCTTCTTTAATAATTTTTAATATCATCTAAATTTAATACTCTTACTTGTTCTTCTGTAAGTGGTTCAAAATTTGAAAAATATTCATTGCTGGTTTCAAATGGAAATTCTTTATTATTACGCTCATAATTGACCAGTATACTTATAAGTATTTCATTTTCGCCCTCCTCCCAAAACTTACCCCACTTACCAATGTACTCATCATAGTTTATAGGTCTTTCTTGACTGAATCCTTGTAATGTATATTCAGTAAAAGATAACACACGAGAAGCCAACTTCTTTGTATAAATATATGGTGCTTTCTTTTTGTCAAACTCAACCTCGCAAACTAAAATTTCAGGTCCAGCTTTTTCCCAATCTATTCTGTATATGTATTTAACTCTTCCCCATCCATAACGGATGTCAAACACCTTATCATCTTTTTTAAATAATGTTTCCATACTCTTTTATTTAATTATTTCTTCCATAGCCCTAAAACTTTTACTTGTTTCTTCGTCAATAGTTTGAAATCTTTATAGAAAGCAACATTACCATCCCAAGTTTTCGTTCCAAATGGATGAGTTTGATAGCCGTAATATTCTGATAATTTACCTATAACTATTGTCTTCTCTCCCTCATTCCAAAATTTGCCCCACTTTCCTACATAGTCTTCATAGTTTATAGGTCTTTCTTGACTAAATCCTTGTAATGTATATTCTGTGAAAGAAAGTGTTTTTAAAGCACCCTCTATCGAATAGATATAAGTTCTATCTGGATCATAAAATTTAATTTTATAATCCGAAAATTCTTTACAATCGTTTTTATCAGAATAAGTATCTATAATTTCTCCCCAACCATGTCTATAGTCAAAAACTCTATCTCCTTTTTTAAATATCGTTTTCATTTTTAAATATTTTTTAAATGTTACTATTTAGTAAGTTACTTATTTAGAAGTTTATTTCGTGTATAGTGCCTTTACAGCGAACATACACGCTTCTTCCAGTTTACCCTGTGCAATAGAAAGAAGCCTTTGCTTTTCTTCACTTGCTGGGGCGGTATTTTTGTCGCCTTTTTCTTTTTCTAAAGCATCTATAATCTCTGCTATTCTTTTCCTTGTGGTTTCTATCATCAGCGGTTCTATTTTTCCGCTTTTTGAGAAGCATCTTTTTTGTCCGATGGTCATTTTTTATGTTTTAAATTTTTGTTTGTAGTTATACCTTATTTTCTTTTTCTCTCGGTTTCTTTTATAGACCTCTTTCAGGGCTTTCATTTCTTCCACCCATTCGGTCTTTTTCTTGGCGACCCTTTCAATTGCTTTCATTGGGTCTTTTTTAAACTCTTCCAGTGTCATTGTTTCTGTTTTTTAGAAAGGAAAATCATCATCGTCTTCTTGTTCAAAAATGGATGGTGTGGCTTCCATTTTCGGCAGTGCATATTCTTTGGGTTCTTCTTTGGTTATCCAGTTGGAATTGTCCCAAACTCTCTCTGCGCCATCGTTAAAGTCCGTGAGATACCTGCCGTTGTTGATGTTATACCAAAAATCCCATTGTCCTGTATCTCCCAGCGTTTTGTTTATCTTGGTCTTGCTTACCAGCACTGTTCCGTGTGAGAGGAATTTGCCGTCATCATCTTGATTTCTTCGGATTGACATACAATAGTCAGGCATGTTCCAAAAGTCGGCAGAGCCTGAAATATCGTAAGGCGTTGGCATCTTGAACTTTCCATCGTTTCCCTTTGGCAGTTTCGTAGGGTGCGCCACCAAGAACAAGAGGCTGTCGGTCTTCTTGGTAAAAGCAATCATCTTTCCAAGCGCCTTTTTGATATACAGCCGTTCATTATCGCTGTGGTTTGCTCCCTGTTCTATCCTGTTGAAAGGATCTATCAGGAAAGCCTTACATCCTTTGGCTTTGGCTAAATATTCAAACCTTGCCAAAATATCATCTATGGTCATATCCTCGTGAGGTGCTACCCAGAAAACATTTTTGTTCAAATATTCTTCGCCTATTTCCTTTTCCGTTTCGGAAATCACTCCCTTTTTGTATTCTTTGCCGATGAACTTTGAGAAAACTCTTGCAAAGTGCGATGGCAAAGGCATACTTTCAGGCGTGTAGTAACCAATTCCCCAATGATACAGCGCATTCAGTTTTGAGTAGATAAAATCCATAAACTCGGACTTTCCGCTCCCTGGTGTTCCTGTCACCACTCCAAACCTCCCTGTCTGCCATCTTATCCTTTCATCAAGCCCCTCTACGCCAATTCTTAACCCTTGTGGCAGTCCATTTTCAAAGTAGGCATCTAAATCTGCTTGGAAGTCTTCCACTGCGTACACATTGCTTAACTTTAAAAATTTAGCGTTTTCTATTGCCTTTTTGAGTTCATCCGCTCCCTCTGCGACTAATAGCTCGTTTGCATCTTTAAACTGCTTAAACGACACGCTTTTGCATTTTTCAATCCCAAGTCTGCGCGTAAGGTCGTTTTTCAGTTCCAATCCTTTCATGTCGTTGTCGGTTGCTAAAATGAAAGTTTCTACTTGGTTGAGGTCTTCAAGGCTATTGTCAAAGTATTCCATTCGCCCAGTAGAGGCTCCATTCGGCACGCTGATAACATTTTCAAATCCTGCTTGGATTAGTGAAAGTGCATCCATTTCGCCCTCTACGATGATGATTTCCTTGTAGACTTTCAGTGCATCGTAATTGAACCAAATCAGCTCTGCCCCTGAATGTAGTTTGAAATTCTTCTGCCCATCGCGATACTTCACATTGACCAGTTCGCCATTTCGGAAGTAGGGAAACACGATGCAGTTGGCTTTTTTCTCAATTTGTGGCATCCATTCCTCCTTTTCGCCAATCTTCATTCGCAGGAGTGTTTTTTGTGATATTCCTCGCTTTTCAAACCACTTTACCAGCTTTTCAGATAGTTTGGTGTAGTTTTCCCACTTTACCTCTGGCTTGGTGTAGATTTTCTTCTCAAAGGGAACATGCTTCACAAATCTCGCCTCGCAGTGATTGCAGTAGCCGACTTCTTTTTCTGCGTTGTAGGAGAAACACTTGATTTTGTTTTTTCGCCTGTTTTTTGAGCATTCAGGACAGACCGAATAGTTTTCTGCGTTTCTATTGATTTCAATCTCGTAGATGTGATTTGTCGCCAGCGACATTATCATTTCTGTCATAATCCTGCGGTTTTAAAACATCGTTATTCTCGTTCCATCTCTCGCTACACGCCCCATTTCTTTTTTCTCCTCCTGCTTGGTTTCCTTGTGGTAAAAGTCCTTGTAGTTGTTCCCAATAGAATTATTCACGATTTTTTGCATTGCTGCTAAATCATTTTTTCCAAGTTCTTTGAGTTTCTCTTGTGATTTCTGCCGTGAATAATCATTGTGCCTGAAACTATGAACCTCCTTCATGTAATTTTCCCATTCCTGCCACAGAGAAGAAAAATCTTGATTTTCTTTTTTTATATATTTTTTTTCTTCTTTATCACTATCACTATCACTATCACTACCATTAAGCGATGATTTTTTCGCACCCCCGATTTTTTTATCGCCCCCCGATGATTTTTTCGCTCTTGCGATTTCTTCGGCTTCTTCCAGTGTTAATTCCCCTGACAGCACTTTATCATATAGCTCCTTGTTCCATCGTTTGAGGTTTCCTAACCGACCTTTTTCTTGGTTATTTTCTTTTACTCTTGTATATTCTTCTGTATCTCTGTCAAATTGAGCCTTGAATGGTGCAAAAGCTATACGAGTCACAAAATCTTCCATTAAGCCCTCAAATCCTGCATCAACATCTTGGTTGTTCAATACTGACCCCCGCAATTGATACGCCTTGATTGCCTTGAAGAGTTTGCCCGCCTGCTTATCATCCAGCTCATCTAACACAGCCAATGTATCTAAGTGTAAAATAAAAGACCTCTTTGTATCGTTCATTATAATTTTGCTTTTAATTTATAAGGGGGCGGAGTTGCCCCCTCTTTTTATATTGCTGTTGCAAGAAATTTATTTACAAAATATACCTGCCCTTTACCAGTTACTTTCGGTGTTATTGTAGTATGCATTACACCATTGTTTCCGCTTCTTGTTCCTTTTTTGAGTTCAAATAAACCTTGCTCTATATACTGCTGGTTAGGTATATTGTAGCGTTCGCCTTTTTGTCCTAAATACCTATTCTCCCTCATGTATTTAAATAATCGCTTTTCGCCTATTTCATAACCATTCTGGGTGATGATTTTCGCAAGTTCGCCGATAAGACAAGAAGAACTGCTACCCATTACCGCCTCTGTAAATAATACCTTTGGGGCTTGGGCTTCTAACTGCTTTTGTTGTTCCTCTATTTTTAGAGACTGCTCATAAGCCAATTTTAAGGCTTCAGAGAATGATTGAGGAATTTGAGACTTCACTATTTGCTCCATTTTATTAAAAGCAGTAATAAAATCTTCTTTAAATTTCCCAGCCTTTTCCCCTGTATATCCCATTACCAAAAATGAAAATCCATCTTTAGTCATTTCATACATTCTATAAGTCTGTCCATTTTGAGGATGTATATAGGGGGTCTCGCCAAAATTGGCGACCCTAAAACTCTCTGAACAAGATAGGTTTTCAATATCTCTACAAACTTTATTATGTTCTTTACCGAAAATTTCAGCAACGATTAAACTTGTTGTTATTGTTTGTCCATTATTATTTAATACTAATTCCATTGTTGGATTATTTTTTTATAGGTTTTAGGATGTTTTTTACATTGTAATTCAGTGATTCTACTTTATCAAAAATAGATACAGGGAGTTTGTCCTTGATTACCCAAAACAAAGAGAACATTTTGTTAAGTCTTTGCTGTGCATCATGAATGTAGCCTTTGCGCAGGTCATCGCTTAACTCGTTCATCTGGTCGTTAAACAAAAGCATTAAATTTTCGTAATCTACCCCAAAACAAGAATCATATGGGTCTAACTCGGAAATGAGTTGTAAAGTCTCGGTTTTCGCACCGTTGGGCGTGTTTTCACGAATACTATTATTCTTCGCTAAAACATTGTTTTCTATGTATCGCATTATAGAATAAAAATGTTTGTTGAAAAATGAAAAATAGAAAAAGGGTATAACCTTTCCCGTTGCGATACACTCGTAGAGAGCAGTTGAGCCATTAAGCATCAACACGGGGGTATTATACCCTATATGTTGGCAGTCGGATATAAAAAATCCGCTGTCATTTGAAGCGGTCTGTCCGCCCTCCACAATGTATCGCACTGCAAACATACTACTATTTTTTAAATTAACAAACATTTTCACTCTATTTTTCATTCTAAATCTTTAATGTTACACGGAAAGCGTTTTCCGTTTTCTGTTTCATAAATCACAGCATTTCCGCTTATGCTGATGATTTTTACCTTCGTTCCTTTCTTGCTGTAAACTACCTTTTTAAAGACTACATCTTTGTTTAGGGTGGCGTATTGTCCTGCTTCCATTAGTCTTTAACAAATTGCCCATCAATCATTTTTCCTTTTCTGCGACTTATAACCTTGTAAGCAGAGTGGAAGCACTCCCAGACTTTAAGGTCAAACCTGTTGGCGATTTGGTTCAGCAGGAATAACATCATTTGAACAGCGTGGTATTTCTCAACTGAATCATTAGTGAACTTCTCCAACTGCATAAGTTTATTGCAGTTATCCAAAAGGAAATAAGGGTCTTGTGCTGTTCCTTTGAAATCTGAAAGCTCTTCGCTGCCATTAGGGAAAAGCGTGATGCTCTTCATTTTGGCGTAGATAACAAGCGTTACCACTACATCGCCTATTGCATCTATTATCTCCTCCAAATTATCGTCTTCTATCGCTGCGTGGAGTTCTGTAATCTCCTCCAGTGTTTTTAGAAGTTGTTTTGCTGGTGTTCCATATTCAAGTATTCCTTTCTTCTTTGCCCAGCCCTCTACCAGCGTTTTTATATCTTCAAATTTTATTTTCATATGTTTTTCGCTTATTTCATTAAAAATGCTCTTATAAACATTGTTGATATTGTTTATTTTTCAAAAAATAGTCTTATTGGTGTTAAAATGGTAAATCTTCATTTCCTGCATCATTAAAATCTTCTGGTGTTGCTTCTGTGATACTTGGAGTAGATTTCTTCATATTCCCTACATAGACTACTTTCTTTTTCTCTTCTTTAAATTCATCTTTCAAAGGGAGAGAGATTGATGCAATGTTGCCGTATTGGTCTTCCGTGTCGTTTATCCAAACATTCACATTTACCAGTCTTTTGCCGTTATCAGTTTTAAAAGTTTTTACCTGTCCTGTTTTTAAAGCTTCTACTAATTTGTCATAGTCTATGCTTCCAAAAAATGATTGTGCCATGTTATGTTATTTATTGTGTTAATCTTAATTGCTCTTTTTCATAGCTTAATAGACTTCGTAAAGCATCCACCTGATGAGTGCAGGATTTGTTTATTCGCTCTGCCCAGTCTACCAAGAAATTCTCCTCTTGGGCTATGCTATCCACCAGTGCATTTTGTGCTTTGGCGCTTAAAAAATTCTGCTTGGCTATTTCCAAAATTGTTTTAGAAATCTCGGATGCTTTTTTCTCTCTTAATTTCTGTTTTGCATCCGCCAGCATTCTGCCACTTCGTGCCATATAGACATTGAGGGTTTTTATCCGTTCTATCAGTTCCTCTGGATTTTCCGAAACATCTATTTCTAAAAACTCCTGTATCTTTTCTAATTCTTCTTTCATTGTTTTGTTTGACTTGATTTTATAAAGGTCTTCTCTGAATAGTAGGCTGGGTAGATGATTTCGCCTGTTTCCACATCGGCAAAAGGTTTTTTCGCTGTTTGCAGAAGTCTTTGCCTTTCTTTAATCTTTGCCTCCAACATCTTTTTTTCTTCCTCTAATCTGAATAACTCTGTATCTCCTGTGTTGGAATATTCCCAAGTCTTTCGGCTGCCTATTTCAAACCTTAAATCATTAAAAGCCACTCCCTCTTTCCCAAACTTCTCTATTTCACTCTGAAAGTATTCTTTCAGCTCCTTGTCCTCGCTGATGGTTTCAAATGTTTTTTCAATGAGCCTTTTCTGATACAGAAACTTTCTAAAATCGTAGTCTCCATTTAGAATTTGCTCTTTTACCTGTTCAGCGAAACTTTTCACTTGGTCGCTGGTAGAAGGCATTAACTCAATTACTGATATAGGTGTCATATTATGTGATGTTTAGTGTTGCTAATTCTTTTTCGGTCTCTTTGGAAACCTTGTATTTCTTTCTGATTTGCGCCAATGTTAAGACTGAACCACTTTCTACTGCACTAACTAACCCTTCCCATTCTGTTGAGCCTACATTTAGCCACTTTTCAGGCGTGTTTTGTGTTTTTGCTGGCGCTTTGTTGCCTTTTGTTTGTTCGCCGTGTGCATCGGTGTCTTTGTCGGTTACCAGTCCAAGAATTGATGAAATGGCGTATCTTCTTAAATAAGTAATCGCAGAGCCTAACACTTGGAAGTCGTTCATTCCTTTTAAATCCACTTCTTGCGGTATATCTATCACGCTTTCCAGTGTTTCGCCTGATGCTATATGAAAGATTATTGTTCTGATAGATTTGCCTTCTAATGGCTGTGTAAATCCAAGTCCGTGTTTCTTTAATAGTGGATTTATCACTTCAAAGATTTTCGGCAGGTCAGCATAAGTGTAGCCGTAACCTTGTGTATCTTTGTGTATCACGGGAACTTCTTGCTGAAATTCTGAAATTGCCTTGAATATGTTTTTCTTATTTTCCATTTTATCTATTTTTAAGTTTTAATTTTTCTTTTAAAAAGCGGACATTTTGCACATATGAAAAACAAATTTTAGCTTGATGGGACTTGCTACTCTGTCCGCTGTTTTTTATTCGTGGTAATCGCTTCGATAGTGAAACTTATAATGCCACCGGTTGAACAATATCACATACAAGTAATACATTACATGAAAGTCTGTGATTACTTTATGATGCTTCAACCACAATATTTTATGCAGTTTTTTCATAATTATTGTTTTTTAGAAATTCAAATACTGGTTGTCTTCTTCTGAATTTGTCAAGTGATATGCTGCAAGAAGTTCGGTAATACCGCACATCATCAGCACCGTTCCAAAATGTGCCTTGCGTTCTGTATCTTTTTAAAGCAATACCGATTGTTCTTTTAATCTGTTTTCTTGCTGTTTCTGTGATTTCAGCTGTTGTGCTGTTGTCTTTGTAGATGAGTTTATATTCAGCACCATTGATAAGTATTCGCCAGTTAGCCTCTAATAGGATAACGCCCTTTGTAATTCTCTTACCGAGAAATAAACTTTCGTAAATGCAGATGTTTTTTACTGCTAAATTTTTGTTTTCGCTGAAATTTATTATCTTTGCCATCGTTATTTGTTTTAAAGTTGTTTTCATTATTGAAATAATTTTAAAGTTACTTGCTCTCAGTTGCCACTGGGGGCTTTTTTGTTGAAAATTGGAGCGTATTCTTGTTTGAATTTTTTTATTTTCTGCTTTTCTGTAAGTTTTTCATTATCAACCTCCCTTGTTAATATTTTTATGAAAATCTCTTTACTCTTTACACTCCAATTTTTTATTAACTCGCCAACCGCCAGCGCTGTGGGTTCTTTTATTTTACTTAGTTGGTTCATTTTCTTCTGGTTCAAAAATTTGGTCTTCTTTAAGCCCTATTACCTTTGATAATATTTGGGCGTGTTTTCTCTTTCTGAATTGTTTGTTGTCTGTGTATAACCATCTTTTAACTGTTGAAGAACTTTTATTAACCTTTAAGGCATATTCTTCTATGTTCTGATGAATAATTTTCTTTACCTCTTGTTTTATTCTCATAATTTTTATTATTTTTGTTTATTAAAATGATGTATCACTTTTTGTATCATTTTGATATTGCAAATATACACTAAAAAAAGTGCATAAAGCAAATTATTGCACACTTTTTTTAGTGTGTAATGTATAACTAATTGAAAATCAATGAGAAAAAATTTAGCATGAATGAAAAGAGTTTAGATGTACTTTTAGAAATGTTGATTATGGAGCATGATAAAGGCTGCCTTAGAGCAAGTGTTGTGATGGAGAGGATAGGAACTAAGAATAAAGAAGATATACTCTACATGCTGGATTTTATCAATAAAAGGTTTGTAGGCGCAATAAAGAATAATGAAGATTTAGAATTGTGGATTAGCGAAAACAGATATTCAGAAATAGCAATGTTTGTAAATCGTGGTGGTTTTACAAGGGAACGAGAAGAAGAGGATTTAAGGAGAGAGGAAATGCGAAAGAATATAGAACTGGCGAAAGACCAAATGAAGTTTAATAAAACAACGAGGAAAATAAGCTATATCTCCCTCGTTATTACGATTATCTCCCTTGTTCTTGCTGTTCTTTCTTTCTTAGAATCTCGCACTCCTCCGCATTGATGAAATACCAGCCGTGCTGTAATTCTTGGTTTACGGTAAGTTCATTGAGTGGGCAGTTGTATTTTGCACGGACTTCGCAGATGTGCATATACAGAACGAGTTTTATAAATTTATTGATAAGAACACGGTCTACCTCCTCGCTTTCTAATAAAGCCTTGAACATTTCTGATACTTGTAATAATGAATTGTTTTGCATAACCAAATTTTTTACAAAGATATGAAAGAAAATGAAAATAACACTGAAAAAAGTGTAATGGACATTAGAAAGAAAAAATCAATTGAAAGATTGAATTTTATATTGGAGGATTTGGGTTTAGAAAACATCAACCAGTTTTCTGAAAAAATGGGGTATACAAGACCTGAAAAATTGTATAAAGTAATGAGGGGAGAAAACGCTATAAGTAAAAATTTAGCGAAAGAAATAAATAGTAAATTCCCTCAATATAGTGAAGAATGGTTGCTAACAGGCGAAGCGCCCAAACAAAACAATATCCCACAAGGCGAACTAAAACCAAAAGAATATTCTACATCTATAAAAGTAAGACTGGTAAGCAACAAAGCAAAAGCTGGATGGAGTGAGGGCTACTATAACGAGGAGTATTTAGAAGAACTGCCTTTTGTGATGATAGATGCCGATGAAAACTATAAGGGTAAATATTTAGCTTTTGAAGTAGAGGGAGACAGCATGGAGCCTGACTATTTGGAGGGCGATATAGTAATCTGCCGAGAGATACAGCGCCACCTATGGAGTTCTAAACTGCATTTTAGGGATTGGGACTTTGTAATCGCTCACTCCACTAATGGAATAATGCTAAAAGAGATAACAGCCCACAATATAGAAACGGGAGATATTACCTGCCATTCTCTAAATCCGAAATATGAGGATTTTGTGCTTAATCTTCATCAAGTAGCACATTTGTATAATGTAGTAGAAGTAAGACAAAAGGGAAGAAATAAGCGCTGGAACAGAGCAAAAGATTTTATGTAGTATAATGTGTTTAAAAAATATTTATTAACCTAAAACAATTTTTATAAACCATAATGGAACTAAAAACTAAATTAGAACAATTACACCAAAGGGTGGATAATCTAAAAGAACAGATACAAACAGAAGAGGCTACTAAAAATGCATTTATCATGCCATTCATACAAATTCTTGGATATGATATTTTCAATCCAATAGAAGTTATTCCTGAATTCGTGTGTGATATTGGCACTAAAAAAGGGGAAAAGGCAGACTACATGATAATGAAAGATGGTGAGCCTATTTTAGTTATAGAGTGCAAGCATTGGAAAGAAAATGCAGATGCCCACAATTCCCAACTGCATAGATATTATCATGTTTCAAAGGCTCGTTTTGGAATTCTTACCAATGGAATAATATATAATTTCTATACTGATTTGGAAAAGCCAAATATTATGGATGAAAAACCATTCTTAACTATCAACCTTGATGATTTAAAAGATAGCTCCATAAAAGTTTTAGAAAAATTCACCAAAACATCTTACGACCTTGAGAGTATTTTAGATTCTGCAGAATCCTTGAAATACATTAAAGCTATTAGAAAGGAATTTGAAGCTGAAATAGATAACCCTTCAGATGAATTTATAAAATTATTGGTAAACAGATTTTTTGACAGACCTTTAACAGCAAACAGACTTTCAATATTTCGCGAATACACTAAAAGAGCACTGACAAGCTCTATAAATGAATCTATAAATTCCAGATTAAAATCCGCTTTAAGTATAAATGAAAACATTCACAATGAAAAAGATAGTGAAATATTGGATTCTATAGATGAAAATTCAGAATCAAAAGTAGTTACCACTGAAGATGAAATAGAAGGATTCCAAATTGTAAAAGCGATTTTAAGAGAAGTCATTTCCGCTGATAGAATTGCTCCAAGAGACACACAATCTTATTTTGGAGTTTTACTTGATGACAATAACCGAAAACCACTTTGCAGATTACACCTTAATGGAGGTAAAAAATATATAGAGTTATTTCATAATGGTAAAGATGCAGGAGAAAAAGTTCTAATCAATTCTCTTGATGATATTTATAATTACAAAGCAGAACTACAAAAAACAGTGGATAACTACAAGTAAATAAAAAGATTAAAAATAGTAAAAAAATAGTAAAAAACAGGGGTTAAAACGGAATATTGAAAAACCTAACTTGCTGATAATCAAACTATATAATCGCTAATATAGTTTCCCTCCAGCTCCACAAAATTTGTAAATCAATACATTACAGGAACAAAGAACTAAAATAGGGACTTTACAATGATTGTAAAGTCCTTTTAATTTACTAAAATAACGCTGTTTTATTTTTATCAAAACAAAGGAATGGAACTGAAAAGATTATTCTTTATGCTTACTATACCATTCTAATGCATCTACATAATCTGTGTTTATTGCTAAAACTCTAATCTTATTATAGCTAATTTTTTCCTTTTTAAGAAAAGAACTCTGGGCATCAACTAAATTTACTTTAATGACTTTATTATCAATAGATATAATTCTTCCTATTAAGGTATAAGATTGCTTATCTAAATAAAATTCTATTAGTTGTTGTTTATTTAGTAAATGTTGGAGTATTTTTTTAAAATTAGAAAAATTCATATTATCTGTATTATACAAAGATGCTTTGTGTAATAATATTTTATTACTTATTATATCTTGATCTATTTCTATATTCTTTATATAATTTTTATTGATAAAGTAAATTCCATCAATAACATAGTCCACTGGATTATTTAACATAACCACAAATTCCTCGTTTTCGTATAAATAAACTCCACTAATGGTGTTAGGGTATCTGTTAATCTTAACTTTTATAATCATCTGTTTATTTATATCGTTCTCTTCTTGCATCTCCTTTTTCTCCTCATCTATCTCTTCATTTTTTAACCATTCCTTCTCCATGTCTTTTTCTTGTACTTGGTCTAGCTTCTTTTGCATGTTCTGCTCCTTGTCCATAACTTGTTTCTTTTTTCTATTATTAGCCACATCTGTCTATTACTATCCTCTGCTTTATTATATCTTATTTATAATAAGGATTATATATTTGGAAGATTATCGTTTTTTTGTGTTTTTTTATTTTAATATTTCTATTATTTCTCTTGTGATTTCTAATTCATTATTATCATATTCTATTTTTAAAGTTTTTTCTTCAACAGGTTCTAACCATCTTTTATTAAATATATAAGGTGTAATTGATATTATAT